TCCATTCCAAAATTGTTTCTCTGGTTCAAACTCTAAAGTAGATCCAGCCATTACATCTTCAGCCATCTGCACCATAGTCTTATTAGGTACAAGAAGATACTCTGAAGATACTATCCCTACTTCATTCCATTTAGGAACATTATCTTTATAGTCAAAGCCTTCTATTTTAACACCATAAGCTTTTGACTTCATTCCTGCTCCATAAGCTAATTGTTCTTTGCTTATTTCTGCATATGGTGATGTGTTCTTTAAGTTCATTATTTTAGTCCTTTTACATATGGATTTCTTGCTATGTCAGCTCCTGGTATCTTAGTACCTCGCTTCATTTCTGCAAGCATCCGTTTCTTGTCAAGTTTCTTTGTTACTACTTCAATCCAGTACTGTTCTGGAATCTTATTTTCATCTATTATATTTACTGATGCAGATTCCATAATCTTCAATGGATTAAACTCTGAATGCTTAGGCAACTTTCCAACTGTTGCATTAGCATCTATTACCATAGACTTCATGCTTTTAATTGCATTTTGTCTTCTTTTCTTTTCAGCTTGTATCTTAGCTATGTATTCATCAGCAAGATCAATATCCTGCTGAATTTTCTTTACAAACCAATATACACCATCTTCTTTTTGTCCAAGTTCATTGAACAAGATACTTAGCTTCTGTTCGATCTCTTCTTCATTAGCGAATATATCCTGCTTTGCAGTAACTATATCATCTGTAATATCAAAGAACGACCTTTTCTGCGTTTTTGAGCCAGCCATCTACTTTATCCCCTTCTGTTTTAAACTCTTCGAGTTCTATTATACAATCTTTAGGCTTAAGCATTACACTTAATCCTTCTCTTTCCCTATTAGCTATGCATTCTAACTTTAATGCAGTAACTACTCCTGCAGTCTTAAAAGGTTTAATTGCAAGTATCTTATTAGCAGTATAGCCAATTCTTGCACTACCTCTTGCTGCAGCTATAGCAGGTACTCCATTTCTTGTATTCATAGATTCTTTAGTCATCTCTGAAATAGCAAACACAACGATATTATTTCTAATAGCAAGATCTTTAAGAGAAGCCATTATCTCTTCCATCTTACCATTCATATCTTTATTATTACTTTCCATAAGACCTATATGGTCTACAACTACAACTTCTGGTTTAAAATGCATAACACTTAGTCTTTTATCAAGCTCAAAAGGATGACATGGTTTATAGTCTAACATTAACCACTCATCTTTCTCAGAGCCTTTACCAGCTCTTAATGCTTCTTCAACTTGATCGTAAGACATTCTATCTCTAATCTGTCTATGTCTTATATACATCTGCCTTGGAGACATCTCCATTTCAAGAAAGTATGTAGGTTTCTTAAATGCATTTATCCAATTATGTACTAACATAGTCTTCATAGACTTAGGTGGTGCTTGAATAACAACTAACTCTCCTGGATATATAGGAAACTCAGTATTGTATAGACTTCCTAATTGTAATGGTTCTATTCCACTTGCATAAAAGTTTATAGCACTTTGTTCCATATCTTCAAAGCTTACCATATTGCTATTCTTTTTAGCTGCGAATAATCTGCAAGATTCTTTACAGAACTCTTCTCTTATCATATCATTACAGCCATAATTGTTACCAGCTCCTCCATGACCACTGTAAGCAGATTCTACACAACTATTTAAATCCTTTTCTGTAAAAGGACTTTCTTTAGTATCTACTTTCTTTCTCCAGTCTTCCATTATAAGTTTTACAACAGGTTCTGGATACCTCCATCTAAACCAAGAAGCTAATCTTAAAGCTATAGCATGACGCTTTCCTGTTCCTTTAAACTGTAGCATGTCTTGTATGCATGGATAGTTAATAGGATCAGCTTGTCTGCCTATACTTTTATTTACTGTTTTCTTAACAGCTATCTTCTTAGTCTTTGGTGGTAAAGCATTGAATACAGGTTCAATTTCTTTAAAGAATCCATAAGGTTCTTGAGGCTTTCTTGGTTTGGCAGCATGAATCTTTATATCAACAATATTTAAATCTTCTAAACTTTTTTGTTTAAGTAAGCTATCAAGCTCTACTTTATATAATTTACTTTTAGAATTTATAGTATTGTTTATACGAATGATTCTTGTTTTGTCTGTTACGGAAGGATCTGCAAACTTAAATATACCTTTAGCCTGTAAAGCATCTTTAACATACATATGAAGATTCTTGTGTGGCTCCCACATAAATGCTGCAGGATCTATAGATACATGAAAGCCTCTACCACTAAAGAATATTTTATAAGGAACACTTAAATCGTCTAATAATGCAATTAAGTCTTCTAATTTAGTCTTAGCATCTTCAAAGCTTTCTCCATCTACATCAAGAATATGTTCTTTGGCAAGATATATAATGCCATCATAGCCTGCTATCTTACCTTTTTCTTTAACATATTTTTTAACAGAATCATCATAACAGAAAAGAGACATGAACCTATCGCTTCCACCTTTCATACTGAAGATTTCTTCTTCTTCTAAGAAGTGTCCTCTATTTGAATAGTTTAATGCATGTTCTTTTAGCATCTATTCTCCTATAATTTAGAAAAGGGCAGGTGCTATAGCTTATCTGACCCACCCTTTTCGGTTCTCTTTACAGTTTACCAGTTATCATCTGCTTCTGAAGAAGCTTCTGAACTTCCATTAGAACTTGGTGCATCCCAAGAATCACTATTTGCTTGAGATGTAAATGGTTTTATCCTATTCTCATAAGTATACTTCTTTAAGTTTTGAATATCTTCTTCAGTATATTCATCAAGAGCATTCTTAAATACTGTCGGAACTGTTCTATCTGAAATATCAGTATATCCTTTAGCATTCTTATAGAAATAAACATTTAGTTTCTTTCCTATTAGATTTGCAGGAGTGTCATCAATTTCCACCCTAAACTCTCCATCTTCAGACTCAGCAACCTCTTTAACACCAGCATTCGCATTTCTAAAGATATTTAATACAACAAACTCTTCATTAGTTTTCTTGTTAAACTTCTGATGAGCTCTAAGTTTTACATTCTCTGGATAACCTTCAAATGTTATATCAATATATTTAGTACCATTGTTGTCATATTGACCTCTTTTAGCACCAACTATTGTTACTTCTTTCCAACCTGTGCTTAAATCAGCGAATTGATTAGCACTTTTCTTTACAGTTAAAACAGCCATTATTATTTAGCTCCCTTATTTATTGTTTTCAAACTATATGTTTTGCCAGCTCCTGGGCTACCGATAATTAGTATCTTAGCTCCATCCCAGCCTTTCTTTTCAACAGCATCGAATACAAGTTGATAGTCTTGTGGAATCTCAGCATCTAATAACTGAGTTCTGTCTTTAGCATTATCGTACTTCTCTGTTCGAGCTGTTCGCCATAAGAATTGAGTATTCCCTTTAAGATCTGTTTTGGCTTTACAATAAAACACAAAATCAAACCATTTACTTATATCTTCTTTAGAAGAGCCATCTATATAAGGGACAATCTTAGTTCCACCATCTTCTAAGTTCATAATCTTAGAATGACAATTACATATAAGAATCCCAGGCAACATAGTTAGCATATCCATAAGCTTATCTATAGTATTCTTTAGCTTTCCCCAATCTTTCATTTGCATCATGCCTTCTTGATTGAGTAAACTTCTTTGATACTTTTTAGATAATTCAGAAACTGTATCTATGACAATACCATCTATTTCAACATCTGATTTAGCTACAATCTTCTTCTTTGTTTGCTTTATAGGCAAGTTTCCTATCTTTATAGTCTCTTCTACAGTTTTAGGTGCAAAGAGTTGTTTAATGATATTCTGAAACTCAGCAAAAGTTGAAGGCTCTAATTCTGGAAAACCAAACATCTTGTTTATGTCATTCTTAGAACCTATTGTTTGAGAACCATGCTCTAAATCAAAGTATAATAGTCTTTTATTCACTATTAGTCTCCTGTTTATATAAAAAAAACACAAAAAACAATGGAGAGCAGGCAGTATTGTGTTGTCCATGTGGAAACAAATTATCCCATGAGGCTTTACTACACCACCTACTAACCACTATAATTTACAACTACTTAGGCTGAATTACAACCTCATTTAGTTCTTCAAGTAGAGGTTTTGAGCCTCCATTTAACAACACATCTGCATCAAGAGATTTCATTACAGTTGTAAGTCCATCTAATAGATTCTTAGGAGTTGCTGAAGCATATACTGCATCCATTACATGCTTTCTCATCTCTTTTAACTCTTTAATCTGTTTACCTTCTTCTGTATTATCTTCCCACCATTTATCAAATCCTTTTAATATAAGCTTATCAAATTGTTCTTGGAAATCTCTAACACTTCGAGGAGTACTATAGCTATAAGTGTATTTTCCTCTGCTAATGTCTCCTTTATTTGCTTCACTAAACATAAAGTCTAAAGTGCTTAACAAATCATCATGAGCT